ATCGACGTTCATCCAGAAGAAGAGGAGAAAGTAATCAGTATCATAGATCAAACAAACAACGTATTGAGTGAACTTATCACAACACGGTGGGGGATCACTTTCAATGTGCCACTGCTTTTGGAATCAAAGATTGGGCCGAATTGGCTTGACACCAAAGATGTGGCATGATATAACTATGCACTATTCGCTAAACCAGAAGGAGAAGAATATATGACACAACTGACAACAATTGACACTAACAACTATGCCGCTATGGCCAAGGCTATGGGCATCGCAAACGAGGGGAAGACTGCGGCTAAGTCGAGTTCTCTTGCTCGTATGCGCATTCACCACAGCCCAATCATGGGTATGGCAGAGGTGAACGGCAAGAACGTAAACGTGGAGGTGGTTGAAGGTGGTGCCTATAAGCTGGAGATTCCAGATGGCCCCACTTACTATGCTTCAAGCGTAAAGGTTCGCCCATTCATGCAACGCTTCATGTACAAGCGTTATGTGCAAGGTGGTGGCAACTCGCCCAACCGCTTTGTCAAGAGTATCATGGCTGATACCCTGAACATTGACCTCAAGGACAATGACGGGGGTTTCAACTGTGGTAAACCCGCTGGCTACATCAAAGACTTCAAGGCGCTGCCTGAGAAGATGCAAGACCTGCTTAAACAGATCAAGCGTGTTCGTGTCGTGCTTGGCACAGTCGAGATGGTCAATCCGACAGACGACAAGGGCAACCCTGTCGAGGTGGACGTGACACCGTTCATCTGGGAGATTGACAACCGCGACGCATTCAAAGAGATTGGCGGTAGCTTTGAAACTCTCGCCAAGATGCAGCGGTTGCCTGTCCAGCACATCATTACCGCCAACACATCAGAACACAAGATTCCTACAGGTGCTTCGTTCTATGTGCCGGTAGCCTCTCTTGATGTCAGCAACACAATTGAATTGACCGAAGAGGATCAAGTTCTGTTTGGTGACTTCTTGTCGTGGATTGACAATTACAACAACTACATCGTCAACGCATGGTCGGAGAAAGCAAACTCCAAGATGGAAGACGATGACGTTGACGTAATTGATGATCTTGTTGACATCGAAATTGATGAAGAGGTAGCGTAATGAACCACCCTGCTGAACTGGCGTTGCATCAATACATGGAGAATGCTGTTAATGGTAAGTCCACTATGTCTGAGGATACCGTTAAGCAGGTAGGTCAAGATGTAATGAATGCAATTCAACGCCAGTTTGGTGGGGGCAACAAGCGTGACAAGTTTGGTCTGCGTATGTCTAACGTAGGTAGGCCGACTTGCCAGCTTTGGTTTGAGAAAAACAAGCCAGAGGAAGCATTGCCCCTACCAACCACCTTCGTCATGAACATGATGCTTGGGGACATTGTGGAAGCTGTCTTCAAGGGGCTACTGAAAGAGGCAGGAGTACAGTATGAAGATGATAAGAAAGTTACACTTGTCCTTGATGATGATACATCCGTCTCCGGCACCTACGATATTGTTATTGATGGTGCTGTTGATGATATCAAGTCAGCGTCTAATTGGTCGTATACTAACAAGTTTGAATCCTTCGACACTCTATACTCAGGGGATGCCTTTGGGTATGTAGCGCAGCTTGCTGGCTACGCCAAAGCGTCTGGTAAACGTGCTGGTGGATGGTGGGTAGTGAACAAGGCCAATGGGCAGTTCAAATACGTACCAGCAACAGGACTTGACGTAGAGAAAGAAGTCGGTAAGATAAAAGAAACGGCAGACACGATAGAGACTAATGAGTTCAAGCGTTGCTTTGATGCTGTACCTGAGAAGTTCAGGGGCAAGGAGACAGGCAATATGGTACTCGACTCAAACTGCGGCTTCTGTCGCTATCGTTTCTCTTGCTGGCCCGGACTGACAGAACGACCTGCTGTGGCATCACAAGCCAAGCAGCCTAAGACTGTCGCTTACGTATCACTGGCGGACGAGTATGCCTAACGCAAAACAATTTCGTGCAGCACGGAAATACGGATACAGGAGTGGACTAGAGCATAAGCTGTCAATTTATCTTGATGAACTCAACATCAAATACGAGTATGAACAAGTCAAGATTGAATGGGAAGACTTAGCCTACCGCACCTATACGCCAGACTTCGTGCTGGACAACGGC